CAGGTCCGCACCCGCTCGCAGACCTACTACGACCTGATCGTCAGGCCGACAGACAGCGACGACGACCTGTTCGTCCTGGTGACCGGACGATGCCCCAGGTACGTCGTGCGCGGATGGATCAAGGGCGCCGACGCCAAGCAGGAGAAGTGGCTACAGACCCACGGCAATCGACCAGGCGCCTACTTCGTTCCGCAGTCTGCGCTCCACGAAATGTCGAATTTGCCGAGCGAAAACGAAAACAAAATTACACGTTGACTGAGGCGCTACAACAAAAAAACACGACCTGACCAGCCTGCACTTCTCAGAGGGAATGCGTGCTCGATACCGCAGCCGAAGCTCCAGCATCTGGATCTCGGTCGCACATTCGTCTCGCTCCTCAAAGGAAGGCCCACTAGGGCAGCCGGACAGATAGAGCCACGGGGCTGATCCCCCCCGTCCCCTCGTCTGCCCGGTGAACAAACAGGGGGCTGGCTCAGGTCGTGATGACGAAGCCCACGGAGGGGTCCCATTAGCAGTGGTGGGGTAGCCGCTCAGTGGTCACGGGATGACGGTGATACATCCCACACAGGCCTTGTTGCCAAAGACTGTCACCCAGCGGTGGGAGAGACCCTTAACTGGGGAGAAGCGACACCGCTTGCCGGCAACTCGACGCAGGACGCCGGATTACGAGACCGAGTGTTTTCAATGGTGTGAATTGTTTCAGTGCCAGGGCCAGAGCAATTTCCTTTGAGGGAGGTCAGATGAAGGTTCTTTACACGACGAGTGACAAGAGGATGACCGTGGAGGTAGAGGGCAAGGACAACAAGGAGATCTTCTCCCAGTTGGCCGTCTTCCAGGAGATTTATGAAGCCCGCAAGTGTCAGGCCTGCCAGTCAGAGCGCGTGCAGTTCGTTGTCCGCGAAGTTCAGGGCAACACCTACTACGAACTTAGGTGCATGGACTGTGGCTCAACCCTGTCGTTCGGGCAGAAGCGGGCTGACGGCAGCCTGTTCCCGAAGAGGAAGGACAAGAGCGGGGAGTTCCTTCCCAACAACGGCTGGGTGAAGTGGGTTGACCGCTCGAAGTTGTCGGATGACGACAGCCCGTTCTGAGGTGACGCGATGGCAAGGAAGGCCCAAGACCAAAAGCTGCTCCAGGAGTACGCGGAGTCCCATGACCGCTGTGCCATCTGTCATTTCAGGAAGTACCGTCCCGGCCGCAACATGGAACTCCACCATGTTGTGGGCCGGTACGGGAAGACCCCGCACGACCACCGCAACCTCATCATGTTGTGCAACACCTGCCACTGGGCAATCCACAACATCGTGCCGCCGCCCTTTGATGGGTTGTCGAACTCCCACATCCTCACGGCCAAGGAAGAGGAGGACGGCGAGGTCGACCTGGAGTTCCTGGCGTCGTGCCGCAGGAGAAAGCACCTGGGCTACGACCCTGAGCCGATCCCGCCCGCCTACCTGGAAGAACGGGGGCACAACCATGGCAGGTAGCAGGCAGGTCGAGGTTGTGGGCGGCCCTCTCGACGGGTCGAAGATGCCACTGTCGCAAGAAACGAAATACGGTTTTCAGTACACCATCGAGCGTGCTGTTTACCACTACGACTACAAGCAAACGGACCCAAAGGATGGGTTCGTCGTGAAGGGGAGGTTCGTGTTCCGGGAGGTGACCGATGGTAAACAGCCGCCAGAAGGGCAAAAGGGGAGAACTTGAGCTATGTCAATCTCTGAGAGAATTGTTCGGGTGGGATGTCCAAAGAGCTGTTCAGTACAACGGCAACGCGGGGGACTCGGACCTGATAATCAAGCAGGTGCCGGAGATCTTTGTGGAGTGCAAGCGCGTTCAGTCGCTGAACCTCTCCAAGGCGATGGAGATTGCGGTATCCCAGGCAGGCAAGAAGCTGCCGTTGATCTTCCACCGAAAGGATCGGGAGGAGTGGATGGTGACTCTCCCCCTCAAAGATCTGCTGTCGGCTGCGCGGATCTTGGCGACGGCCGCGAGGGCTACTCAACCGGAGCTGTCAGAAGCAGGCTCCGAGAGCGCTACGACCTGATCCCGACTGCCGGCGTCAAGCGGGCGGCAGAGGCCATGGCGGAGGGAGCGGAGAAGTACGGCGAACGGAACTGGGAGAAGGGCATGCCCGTGAAGTTCCTTCTCAACCATGCTCTCGCCCATATCTACGAGTTCCTGGCAGGAGACAGGAGCGAGGACCACCTAGGCCATGCGGCGGCAAACCTCCTCATGGCATGTCACAGCCAAGAGTCCTGGCCCGAGATCAACTCCTAACTGACGAAAGGCATGGATGCCTCATGAAGTGGACAATCAGCCCGAGCGAGAACGGCGTCTTTGTTGTCGACCTGCCCCACCGAGACAAGAAGGGGATCTGGGTGATGCTGTCCGCCGACTGGCACTGGGACAATCCGAAGACCAACCTCGACAGGATCGAGCGCGACCTGAAGGAAGCCAAGAAGATCGGCGCCATGGTGCTCAGCCTTGGCGATCACTTCTGCGCCATGCAGGGCAAGTTCGACAAGCGCAGCAGCAAGGATGCGCTGCGCCCAGAGCATCAGGTCGGCTCTTACCTTGACCGACTCGTCGACACGGCCGCCGAGTTTTTGAGGCCATACAAGGATGTAATGGGCCTGATCTCCACGGGCAATCATGAGACGGCGATCTACAACCGTCACGAGACATGCCTCACATCCCGCCTGGTCGAGCGGCTGCGGGCCGAGGGCTCTCCGTGCCGGAAGGGGTCCTACAACGGCTGGATCATGTTCCGATTCAGGACCCAGGACAATCGGACTCACGGCGAGACCTACCGTCTGTACTACCACCACGGTTCAGGCGGAGATGCCCCCGTCACCCAGGGGACTATCGCCATGTCCCGCGTCAGCCAGTTCGTGGACGCGGACTGCATCGTCTCTGGCCACCTGCACATCAAGAACATGAGCGTTACCTGCCGAGAGAAGCTGTCGCCGAAGGGCAACCGCCGGGTCTACGAGACCCATCTGGTCAGGTGCTCGACGTACAAGGATGAGTACCAGCCCCTTGACGGCTGGCATATCGAGAAGGGCAAGGGCCCGAGGCCGACTATGTCGCCTGCCTACTGGATGCACCTCTGGCAAGACCGCCTGGGAGACTTCCATGTCTCGTTCCACGACAGCCCAGTGGGAGCGTGACATGGGAAAGGACCATCACTTCCTGATCAATGGCGTCAGGTGGCTGTGGCGATACGCCCAGCTCAAAGGGAAGGCCGACGGCTGGACCTACATGCCAGACCCCAAGTACCCGACGAGCAAGAACAAGAAGGTCTTGATCAACGACAACCTCAGAGGGCGGGCGAGGCTAAGTTGCGAGATCCATGAATTCCTTCATGCCGCCAACCCGACTCAGTCTGAAGGTCACGTTACCCAGCAGGGCGAAGACCTGAGCCGAATCCTTTACGTCCTGGGCTACAGGCTCAAGGAGGAGCAATGAACGTTCACTGCATGCAGACCCACAGCGGCAGGATTGTTGACCTCTCCAGGCTGTGCGAGGACGACATCTGCGAGGACGACATCTGCCACGCACTGGCCCATATCGTTAGGTTCACTGGTCATATCAAGGCCTCGTACACCGTGGCTCAGCACAGCCTCATGGTGAGCGACCTGTGCCCCGAGCAGCACCGCCTGTGGGGATTGCTGCATGACGCCAGCGAGGCGTACCTGGGCGACGTGAGCACGCCGCTCAAGAGCCTGCTGCCGGAGTATTCCGAGATCGAGTTTAGGGTCCAGCGCATGATCGCCTGCCGCTTCGGCCTGCCATGGCCCATCCCCAAGGAGGTGAAGGCGGCAGACCGAGAGGCGCTGATGGTCGAGAAGCGCGACCTGTTTGACGTTCAGCGGGAATGGATCGGGCAGGTGGCCCCGGGAAGCGACCAGTCTGTGAAGGTGGTCATGTCGCCGTCGCTGGCAAAGTGGGTATTTCAGGAGCGGCTCAAGCAGTTGAGCCATTGAGGAGGAGTCGATGCAGACCGTCGAGAGCGAGGCAGTCGAGGGAGGTTGGCGAGCACTGTGCGTGGGCATGCTGGTGCAGGCCGTCATCCGCATGAAGGAGGAGAAGAGGATCAATCGCAATACCATTTCATACAGACTCAGAGGCTGTAGCGGATTGGATAAGGAGATCCTACATCAGAAAGCCTTTGCCAAAGACTGGATCGAAGGCGGCATAGGGCAGATAACATTCGAGGAATGCTGCGAGAGCATCGGGGTCGATGCTGATCGCGCGCGCGAGAAGATCTACGAGTATTGCCAGAGGACGTGGAGGAAGCCGAGGTCGAATTAGACTCGCCCCGACAGGCCGTGATAGCCTCGCCAGATGGCTAAACGAGGAAGGCCCAAGAAGAAGGCAGCGACAAGGGAGCCGGGTCCGTGCATGGACTGCGGCGAGCTGGGCTGCTATGGGGTAGATCCATTTGGAATTCCCACAGAAACGTGGCGGTGTCGCCTGTGCTACGAGCAGGCCTGCCGCCGGATAGTCAGGGACGACTATCACATCAGGTACGGACGCCGGTAAATGCTAACGCCAGAGCAGCAGGCCCTAGCCGAAGAGGCCTCCAAGCTAGTGCCAGTCTGCTTGGCGATCTTCCTTAGGAAGTTGCCTTGCCTCCGGCCTATAGCTAAGACATGCGACCTGGAGTCTGCCGCCTACGTCGCCTGCTGCAAGGCTGCAAGGACATACGACAAGGGACGGGGGGTGGGCATCTCGGCGTATTTCTCGGTCGCCATACGCAATGCCATGCTGCGAGAAGTGCAGAAAGAGATTAAGTCGCGGGCGCATTCCATCCAGCGCATCCCGCTCAGCGAGATCTACGACCGCCAGCCCCCGAAGCGTGAGCAGGCAGACGTTGCCATGCCTGCCATGCTCACGCTTTCCCAGGAGGAGAGGGACTGGATAGAGTCCTTCGTCTTCGATGGCATGTCGTTCCGTGCCTTCGGACGAGAGGAGGGGTGTGACCCGAGGACGGCCAAGAAAAGGATCAAGTCACACTTGGACAAACTCCGAGATGCTGTGGAAGAGCAACCTTAGGGTCGCCTTCCTCAAGCAAGCGCACACGCTCAGTCGCCCCCTTGTGCCCGCCCTTCTTGCCGCCATTGTCCTTGAGCCACTTCATGTGGTCGTTGTGCTTCATCCGGTCATACCACTTCGGATAGCCAAGAGCCCGGGCGTGCATGGCATAGAGCAGCCACTGGACGCCGTACTCCTGGCCGCCGTACCTCTTAACGCTCGTAAAGTGGAGCCGGTTCGAGATCCCCTCGATGTTCCCGCCGGCCATCCACTCTGTGTAAATGGATTCGAGAAGTTTCTTCTCGTCCTCGTCGGCCACTAGGTGCCGCGTCTTTTTGGTCCCCCATGCCTTCCACCCTGCCGGTGCTGCACCGTTAATGGGCAGCCCCTGCTGCCGCTTGATCTCCATGGCATCCCGTGTTCGAGTGCTGACCCAGGACCGCTCCAGTTCCCCGAGCAGCATGAGCAGCTTGCAGACGAAGTCGCCGAGTGCAGTGCCGGTATCCAGCCCAATGTCGATGGAGTGGACCGCGATCCGCTTGGCCCGCAGCATATCCAGGCAGTTGGCCCCGTCGCGGACACTGCGGAATGCACGGTCCATCTTGTACCAGATGATGGCATCATCGGGCTGAGCGGTCACCCACAGCCGCATGCCTTGCTCTCGCTCCGTGAAAGGCTTGCCGCCGCTGGTCGCCTTGTCCTCGAAGAACCCGCCCCACTCGTATCCCTCAGGCTTGAGTCGGGAATCGTAGTACCGCTCGATGGCAGCCCGCTGAACGTCGAACGTCAACTCCTGCTTGCCGGTGCTGGCCCGGCAGTAGCCATAGGCCTTCTTCATGTACACACCCCCAGCACCTTGGCCAACTCAAGTACCTCTGGCCCCAATCAGGCTTCGGCCATCTGCTCTCGGGCACGCTTCCTGGCCAGATCGTAGACCCTCTTCGTCTTCCATTCGTGTCTGACCCAGTGCCCTTCGTGGTAGGGCCACCAGACAATGATCCATTTATCCTCGAACTCGTCGCGCCCAATCTTCTGATACCAGTGCCACAGCACCCGGAACGACCCGACGAAGGGCCGCTTCTCCCACCTATTCTCCGTGCTCTCAAGCCGAAACCCCGCAGCCAGCAGGGCGTCGTGGTGTTCGTAGTTCATGGGCAAAACTCCAGGACTTTCTTGACGGCAAGATCACCCTTGGTAACCGGCCAGTAGTACGGCAGGTTGTCCGGTTCCTTCCAGTCGTACTTGCCGTAGTGGACCGGGTCTTTCCGCAGCAGGTTGGACCTGTGGCTGCCATGAACGCGCTGGTCACCCAGCCAATTCGGATAAGGCGTGAAGGCCGGGCTCTTGGGGAGGGTAATCGAGCACTTGAACCCGCGATCCCGCCACTCACAGAGGCAGGCGAACCAGTACGACCACAGATACCGCTCATGCCCTACCCACATCAGTGTCGCCGGGTGATGCCGCCACCCCTTGGACTTCCCGTGGATCGCATTCCAAATCTGAAGGCACTCCACTCTCTGCTTGCCCAGCCTCTTGTTGTCCAGGACTCTTGCGCTTCCTACGAACGACTCTGACGGAAGAAACGTCTGCATTCGACCACCCCTTGTGCTTTGACCAGTGATAGTCGGCGTACCTCACGGCCGACAAAATCGCGTCTCGCTCAGCCTTAGTCATGTCGTTGCCAGATTCCTCTGCCGCCATGACCGTGGCGCTCCTTGCCACAATCAGCCACATGCCCTTCTCAACTTTGTCCGTCCAGGCTGGCCTATTCATGTCTCTCCCGGGTCATCTGAAGACTCCCACTAAAAGGTCAATGATGGCGTGGATACTCCTGGCTACATGACTGTCGTAGCCAAGGTCCTGCCCCAATCGAACGAGGACCAGAGCGTGAATCGCCCGGTCCCAATCGAGCCTCAACCGCGAGCCCCGGCGAAGAGCCGCCAGTCAAACTCTATGGCCCTGGCCCCACGTTTCTTGACGAGGCCCTTCTTCGCCAGCGCTTCGATATGGCCATGCACTGCGTTCGGCGATGCGTACCCCATCACCTCGCAGATGTCACGGTACGAAGGCTGGCACCCAGTTAGGTCAATGCTCTGGGCGATATGCCTTAGGATCTTCAGCTGTGTCTCGGAAATCCTTGCGTCCATGCTTAGTTCCTTGCGATCTGCGCCATTAGTGCGGCACACCGAGGGCAACAATCCATGTGGCCCTGCTCCAAGATGTCTGCCCTGATCAGCCCGATTGCACCGCAGTCGCAGTCCACCTCGTAGAACCCTGATCCCTCCTCGTCAGGGATCTGAACGCACTCACCGCCCGGCAATACGCGAAGTCCGGTGGCAATGAACAGCTCGCCCGTCCCCCGGTCCACCCAGTAGCAAGCCTGCTCCTTGCCGAACTGCTTCATCATCTTCGGCCACACCCTGCAATTCAGGCAGCGTGGGTTGTCGCACTTAGCGTGGTCTTTCTTCGCCATGTCCCTGGCTCCAAAAAGAAAGGCCCCCGGCGTCAGCCAAACGCCAACGCCG